CGTAGCCTCCAAGCATTTTAAATGCACCAGTTTTAAGGGCGGCACTTGCCGCCCTTCTTTTTTTGTGTATAATAGAATAAACCTTGACAGTTACATGGTGTAACTGACATTTGCCACGACAAGGAGAATAACATGGCTAATTCAACATTCTCAGGTCCAATTAGATCTGAAAGCACAATCAAGACTATTAGTAAAAATGCGACTACTGGAACTATTACAGAAGTTATGACTATGGGTGATGCACCGGTAGCATTAGCGGATGAGGATAAGACACTCGATAATGCAACACATAGTGGTAGAGTTATTGCGGTACCGGCTGTAGCAGCTAATAGAACAATTACACTTCCATCTCCAACAGCAGGGTCTACTTTTAAGTTTATATACGGTGGTGCTGCAGAAGAAACAGAAAATTTAATAATTGACACAGGATCCGACACTAATTTCTTTATCGGTGGTGTTCAGCATTTAGATACGAATGCGGATAACGTATCTGTTTACTCAGATGGGGACTCAAACTCAGTACTTACCTTGATTGATTTTGGGATTATGGAAATCAACATAGTCGCTAAAGATTCAACTAACTGGTATGTTTGGGGGAACGTAGTTTCTGCAACTGCTCCAACTTTTGGTGATCAATAATAGGAGGTCCTTATGGCGACAGCATCGGACGTAAAAGCCTTTAACCACGACCAAGGCGATGCCGCGGCGGTTGTGGGGCCTTCAAGATCAAGGATCAGGCAAATTGTAATTTTTGGAAATGCTGCGGGAGCGTTGACCATAACTAACGGTAGTGGTGGTTCAACTTTATTACAACAAAGCTTTCCTACAGGATTACACACTCTTAATATTCCAAGTAATGGAATATTAGCAGAAAGCGGGGCTTACATCTCAGCTTTTACAGGTTCAGGAAATAAAATAACTTTATTTTTATCCTAATGCCTAGAAAAGCAGATAAACAACCGCCTAAAACAAAAAAGTATTTCCGCTCCACTAAGTCTGGGGCGGGGATGACTAAGGCAGGTGTTGATCGGTATAGGAGAGATAACCCTGGGAGTAAATTAAAAACAGCTGTGACGGGTAAGGTAAAGAAAGGTAGTAAGGACGCTAAAAGAAGAAAATCATATTGTGCCAGAAGTGCTGGTCAAATGAAAAAGTTTCCTAAAGCTGCGAAGAATCCTAATAGTCGTTTACGGCAAGCTAGAAGAAGGTGGAAGTGCTAATGCCTAAAGATAAATTAACTGCGCAAGACGTAATGTCAGAATTAGCTAAACACGAGGCCGAATGCAATCTTAGGTATAAAAGAATAGAAGAACGATTGGATGATCAGAAAACTCATTTAAAAGCTCTTGACACAAGAATGTGGGGTTTAGCTGTCTTGATAATAGGAGCGGCAGTTATACAGGAGATGTTTTAGTGAATAGTAAAGTAAGAACTGGGCCAAAACCCTCTAAATTATCTGTAACATATTTCAAAAAAGGTGGTGCTGCCAAGAGCAAGGGTAGCAAAATATGCCCCTCCGGTAAAGCATGGGCTAAAAGAACTTTTGATACATACCCATCAGCTTACGCCAACATGGCGGCTTCAAAGTATTGTAAAGACCCTAACTACGCTAAGGGATCAAAAAGGAAAAAGTAATGGGTGATCTCAAAGAGTGGGTTAAACAGGATTGGGTTAGAATTGGCACTGATGGTAAAATAAAAGGTAAGTGCGGAACCTCAAAAGATAAAAAAAATCCAGACAGGTGTTTACCTAGATCTAAAGCTAACAGCTTATCGCAGTCTCAACGAGCTTCTACTGCTAAGAAAAAGAAAAAAGAAGGTTCAAAAGGTAAAACTTTTGTTTCTAATACCAAGGCGGCAAAAGTCACAAAAATGGCTCTTGGTGGAGAAGTTCCTTCTACTAAGGCCAAAAGACCCTTCAACGGTAAGACAAAAAAAGGAACTATTGTTGCAAGAGGATGTGGGGTTGTTATGGAAAATAGACGTAAACAAACAAGGGTAAGGACTTAACATGGCAACATCTAATTCCACAAATTTTGAGCTAGATGCCGCAGAATACATAGAAGAAGCTTTTGAAAGATGCGGCTTAGAAGTAAGAACAGGTTATGATTTAACTACCGCTAGAAGATCTTTAAACCTTATGTTTGCAGAGTGGGCAAACAGGGGCTTAAACCAATGGACTATATCTCAAAGAACGCAAGCACTTACGTCAGGAGATCGAGAATATTCTTTAGGAACAGATGTAATTGATGTTCTTAACTTGGTTGTAAGGCGATCTGGTACGGATTTTTCTATGACAAGGATTAGTCGATCTGATGATTTAGCTATACCTAACAAGGCTACTACAGGTAGACCTACTCAATTTTTTCTTGATAGACAGATAACTCCTAACTTAAAAATATGGCCTACTCCTGAAAATAGTACAGATGTTATTCATTATGATGCTCTTACTAGGATAGAAGATGTCGATACTCAAACTAATACCATGGATGTTCCTTTTAGATTTTACCCATGTTTGTCAGCGGGTTTAGCATATTATCTTTCCTTAAAAAAAGCTCCTCAAAGAACTCAAATGTTAAAAGCTATTTACGAAGAAGAGTTTGAAAGAGCGATAGGAGAAGATCGAGACAGGTCTAGTTTTACGGTAAGCCCTCAATATTCATATCTAAGGTCTAATTAAATGGCTAGATTTGCTACAGGAAAAAACGCATATGGAATATCAGATAGATCTGGTATGCGATATAAATACCGTGATTTAAAAAAAGAATGGAACGGATCTTTAGTAGGACCTGATGAATTTGAAGCTAAACACCCTCAACTAGGTCCTTTTAAAACTGTAGCCGATCCAGAAGCTTTACGAGATTCTAGACCAAGTCGTATAGAAAATGCTGTACAAGTTCTTTTAGTTTTTAATCCTTTTACGTCTAGCGAAGCGGGGTCGGGTCTCATAACTGTAAGAGAATTTGGTCATGGGAGAACCACAGGTGATACGGTACGCTTTAGAAGTGTGTATGGTTTTGATGGTTTTACCAAAGCTGTTTTAGAGCAGGCCGCGGGTTATACAATTACCGTTGTTACTACAGATAGTTATACATTTACAGCTAATGGAGAAACGGCTACAATAGGGGGAATTGTAGGAGGCGGAAGTCGAGCTACAGCAGGCCCAATCACGGTGAGCGCATAAAATGAGTTTTACATTAGCAACATTAAAAACAGCCATACAAGATTACACAGATAATGATGAAACTGTATTTGTGAATAATTTGAATAATTTTATTAAAGCAGCAGAAGAAAAAATATTTAAATCTGTAGATTTAGATTTATTTAGAAAAAATGTTATCTCTGCTTTTTCTACCAATGATAAATACTTATCTTTACCCAGTGATTATCTTTCCTCTTTTTCTCTTCAAATAACAACAGCAGGTAGTGAGCAGTTTTTACTTCATAAAGATGTTAACTTTTTACAAGAAGTATATAATGGTTCGGCATCTACAGGAGTTCCGAGATATTATGCACAGTTTGACATATCTAACTTTGTTGTAGCACCCGTTCCAGACTCTAATTATGCTGTAGAATTACACTATTACTATAGACCTACTAGTTTGACCGCAGGAGCCGATAGTGGCACAACTTGGGTAAGCGAAAATGCACCTTTTGCATTACTTTACGGATCTCTTACGGAGGCTTATACTTTTATGAAAGGTGAACCAGACGTAATACAAAATTATGATAAATTGTATATGCAGTACATGGAGAGATTGAAAGATTTTGGAGAAGCAAGAGAAAATACAGATGGTTATAGAATGGGTCTTCCATCAAGACCGAGAACTTAGGAGAAGTAAATGGCAACATCAAATGCAGCAACCAATTATCTAGAGAGGAGAATATTACATTATATATTCAAGAATGACTCTCTAAGTTTCGCTAGTCCTGGGGATAGTATATATGTTGGTCTTGCAACGGCAGTAAGTGCAGCAGAAACAGGTTCTCTGACAGAAGCAACTTTTACAAATTATGCAAGGCAACAAGTACCAGCTGCTGACTGGACTACAATAGGTGATGATTCAACAGATACTCAGACAGCAACCAACACCAGCAATATTGAGTTTCCAGCATCTGGTGGTACAACAGAGACAATCACTCATGTGCTTGTGGCAGATGCTTTAACAAGTGGTAATATATTATTTGTAGGAGCTTTGGATGCGAATAAAACAATAGCAGATGGTGATATATTTAGAATTAATGCAGGGAATCTGACAATAGAGTTGAAGTAATGGCA